TTATCCCATTCAAAAGTTGTTTTGGTTATTTCAGCTTTTACTTCCTGTACTGAAATTCCAGCTGTACACATAGTTGCTAAATCGGTTAGTTGTGAAATATTGCCTATGTATGGCGTAGGATCTATTTTAATATCATACTTACTGTTGATAGCGGCAAGTATATCACCCATAAACATAGCAGGTCTTATTTCTTGTGGAAGTAAAACATTTTCACTAGTAATTGGTTTTGATATGCTGTATGTAATATTATCTGCTTCTGGAGCTTCATCACTTCCATTTATAATAAAAATTCTTTCGGCAGATACCAAAGGGATAAACCAGCGAACACTTCCTGTTGCTGTCTGTATAGATTGCAGTGCTTTTTGAATATTCTTTGTACTCCAAACTATGTCACCGCCAGTACTGAATAGCGATGAAAGGTTGTCTTCGCCTAATATTTCGGTTAAATTGCGCTGTCCGTCCGAAAATTCCAAAGAAAATAAAGAAGGTTTTCCGTTAATCCAACTAGTATTTTGAATTTTTATTAATCCTTGCTTATATAGCGAGCCGTTCAGATATAATTTAGCTCGTTTCTGGATATTAGCAGGCTGTAATTGCTCAGTATATCCGAAATACCCCAGCAATTTAATATTATTTGGTGTCCCTCCTACTGCAAAATCATTAGTAAAACCTTTAAATACCGCTGTAATATCCTGTGTGTACGTTGTTTTGGTATTTAAAATAACAGTTTCATTAATAAAAGTATCGATAATTCCGTATTGTCCAGCCTTTTCTTTTTCTATCCACAACTCCATATTATTGATTTTTTATTTTACTAGCTGTTTCTTTAGTTACTACGGGTTTAACATACATGGCTCAAAAAGGGCTTAGTGTAGAAGATGTGTTCCAACAACTTACAGGCACTTTTGACGAAAGTGCAAAGGCTTTATCTGACATAAACAAAGAGGCTGCTAAAACAGCTGGGGAAGAAATTGCAACCATAAAAGGTTTAGTTTCTGCCGCTTCTGATGTGACATTGTCTACAGAAAAGAGACTTTTAGCGGTTAAAAAACTACAGGAAGAATATCCTGCATATTTTGGTAATTTAACAAAAGAACAAATACTTAACGGCGATGTAGCTACAGCGGTAGATAGCGTTTCAAAAGCGTTAATAGCAAGATCTAGAGCTTCGGCAATAGCTGGTAAATTGGGGGAAAATGCTGCAAAACGTTTAGAATTAGAAGAGCAAAGAGAAGCGGCAATTCTTAAAATTAAAGAAAAACAAAGCAAAGCGGCGGTGGCATTAAACAAAAAAGGCGGTGGTAATCTTTTGACTCCGGGTGCAGGTGTTTCTTCTCAATCTGATTTAGCTATTAAGGAATTGCAAAATGTTGAGTTTGAATACAAGCAAATTCAAAAAGAGATAGCTGTTTTAGACGCTCAAACTAAAAAATTAGCAGAAACACAAGCGCAAGCTACAAAAGACAGTATTGGTCTTTTAGAAACTCAGACAGAGGCAGAAAAAAGAGCTGCAAAAGCTAAAGCAGACGCTGCAAAAAAAGGTAAAATAGATGTGACACCAAAAGTTACAGCATTACCTAAACTAGAAACTACAGCCGAAGTAGCCGAAAGATATTTAAAAGCATTTCGAGAACAATTCAAAGGGCAATTAGACCAAAAACCAATTCCTGTTGAGTTAGATATAAAACCTGTAATACTTCCGCCTGCTAAATTCATAGACAAGGACTTGCTAGATAGATTGGACGTATTGTCTAAGAAATACAAAGACATGGCAGGCGAAGATATAGTTTTGCCTGATGTTATAACGGATGGGTTCGTGAATAGTTTAGATAGGGCATTGCAAGCAGCCGATATTTTTTCACAAGGCACTAGTTCTGCAGTAGGAGCATTAGCAAACGACCTAACAAGCTCATTAGAAACGGGCAACGCTGCTTTAGATGCTTTTGTAGGTAGTGTCATTCAGGGATTGGCAGAAGTTGCAGCTAATTCTTTTGAAGTAGCTTCGACTTTTTTAGTATATTCAGCCTGTAAAGATTCAGCCTGTTTTAGCGATTTTTCTAAAGCTGATACATCGCCTATAATTTGAACTTCTAATACGTTAGGCATCTTTTTTGAATTGTTTAAAAATTTCTAAAGCACGTGCATCGCTTATATTACTCATTTTTTTATCACTTGGCAAAGGCATCCATTTAGTAATAGGCGGTAACTTCCTTTTTGTTTTTACCGTTGACGCAACGGTATAGGCTATTAATCTAGTTTGCTCTAATCCTTTGTAGTATTTAGTCATATAACCATTACATGCATAATGAAATTCCAAAGGACTCATGCAATAATATTCGTGTGGCGATAGCCCTAATTCGCCAAAGGCAAACTCTAAACTGTCGCTTTCTTTGTATTCTTCACTACTTTTTTTTTACCTTCTTCCTTTGGTAAATTAATACCCATGTGTTCCTTGAAAACTTCGAATACTTCTAACCATACAGGCACTAAAGTATCATCGGCTTCCTGAGCAATTAATTCATTAACACTTGCTAAATATTCAGGCTTAGGAATATCTAAAGCAAAGCAATGTCCTTTAATCTCTGCTTTGATTAAATCAGATAATATTAATAAATAATTTTCTTTTAGTCTTTCAACTAAAGTTATCATCAATGTATTAATATCAGTGCCATACATTTTTTGTAGTTCGGCAGAAGCATAATTATTAAACCAAAGAGGTATTTCTACCCCTCCTAATTTAATTTCAATTTTTTTGTTTAACATAAATTACGTTGTTGGAATGTTAAAAATTTCACCTGATCCGGTGATAGTAACATCTGTTCTGAAAACGTCACCAGAATCGAATTGTTCCCCTAAATCTGAAATGTAACCTCTACCCATTCTGTAGTAATCAAAACTAGCAAGATTAACACTTTCTATTTTGAATTGTCTTAATTCTCCATCGGTATCATACTGATCGTTTTTCCATAGGTCAAAAACTTCATCATAAGATATAAATCCAGTTTCTGGTACTTTTGGGATAACCATTGTATTGGAAAAACTCCAAGATTGATCTCCAGGTAAGTTCTTTGCAAAACTACCGCTACACTTGTTTGATATTGTGATCGTATCAGTTGATCCGCTGAATCCATCTGATTCGGAACAACCTAAGATTAACCAATCTGGAACTGCATCAGTACCCATGTTTACGCTAATCATTACTTCTTTTGCTAAAATTTCACTCATTGTTTTATAATTTTACGATTAAAAAATTGTATGTTAATAATTTTCTGTATATGTAATAAATGTTGTTTTTGTCTGTCAAATCATTGTCTCCGTCTCTTGTTGTATTACCTAATTGATAACCGTGACTAGAAAGGTCAATATCTACAAACGTATCAGGATTTACAATATCTTCTACTTGTTCTGCAATATCCTCCGCATCGCTTCTGCCTATCGGATCCGTGCTTCCTGTTACAATATCTATTAAAATGGATGAATTGTAACGTTTGCAACGTTTAATTGATAATTGATTACTTGTTTGACTAGATAAGAGTATGTAAGGGTATGGAATACCATCAGGCAAAGCATAAGCATCATAAACAGGAACTACAGCACTATCAAATATAATGTTTCCATCTAATGCGGTATAGTATGCTGTTCGTACTGCTTTACTTAATTCCATCTAAATCTAATTTATTAAGTTCTTCAATCATTTTTGTCGTATGCTTTTTGAACGCTGGTATTAAAAACTGCCTAGGAAACAAATTCACTTGTTTTATTCCTGCGCCTTTGAACTTCATTGCGTAATCTTCTAGTCCTTCTGGAACATCTACCAATCCACCAGTTCCAAACTCCATGTAAGGAGCATATTTTACAGGAGTGCCAATAATTCCATTCAATCCATCAACTTCACCATTAATCGAACTTTTTAATATTCCTAAATCAACAGGAGCTAACGATGTTGATTCAGTTTCAATATTCTGAACCGTTTCAGTCAAAATCTCCACATATTCATCCTTATACTTTTCAGCAAATTTAGTAAAGAACGTTTTGTTTTGTTTAACTTTAATTTTCATCGCTCAGATGTTTCCATTTCTGAATTACAGAATATATCTATTTGAGTTCGTAATGGATCAACTTTTATATTATTAACCGTAAATATAAATCATCTCCATGTAATTCTATCGGCATTATTTACAGGAAAATCATGTATATCGCGT